AACAGCAGATGTATTAGAAGGTGCAAATCTTTATTACACTGATGCAAGAGCAATAACAGCAGTTCAAGGTGAAGCAACACTAGACTTAACTGGTCAAGTAACTATGTCACAAGACTTAGATGTAAGTGGTCTAATCAAAGTAAATGATGGCTTCACACTAGGTTCATTCAATCCATATGCAGGTTTCGGTGGCACAGGAATGCCTACAACTATTATGGGTATCGGTCAAGAAGAAGGTTGGGCAGGTCTAACTGTCAGATCACGTGGCGAACACGATTGGGGACTAAGTGGTTACGGTATTTCACCAGAAGATCCAAGAGCATTGCTTGCTCTACAAAGTGGTAGATTAGATGGTTCAAGCAACGATGATTATCTTAATAACGGCGATAAGTTTGCATCTGTTCTATTCAACCCATACTCTGGTTACAAGACAGGAACAGAATGGCTTACACCAAGTGTAGAGTTAGAAGTTGTAGCAACAGAAGATCATTCATCAAGTGGTATGGGTGCAAAACTCGTTATTCATACAACAGAGAATACTAACAAAGCAGGTGCAACTGATCCAACACACGCTAATGCAACTGTAACTATTCAAGGAACAGCAATCTCATCAAGTGACACACTAAAACTTGATGATGATGTTATTATCACTGGAACAACAGAGTTGCAAGGTAATCTAAGTTCTAATGGTACTGAACTAACTGTAGCAGACAATCTAAAAGTAGCAACATCAGGATCATCAAATACTGTTATCGGTGATTCACTGATTGCAGGTGTTTATGATTCACACGGCTTTAAGATCAACGCAGATGAAACTAACTGGGCAGGGATTACATTAGAAGAGTATGTAGGTGCAGGTGACAAACCATTAGTAAGTGGATTTGCAAACGCAACTATTGCTGCACAAGTTATCGGTGGCACACCATCTGCTAAAACAAATGTTATTTCTGGTAAGCGTCTTTTAACTATTCAAGGTCTAGCGGCAAATCAAACAGATGGCACACTTCCATCAACAGCAAACTTTAGAATCAAAGGTGAAACAACAGAAGATCAAACAACTTCTAATCGTGGCACAAAACTAACATTTGAAACAACATCGAATGGTAGCAACAGCGCAATCGAATCTCTACTAATCACAGGTAATGAAATCACTATCAACTCTGGTGGTAATGGCAGACTTAAATCTGGTGGTGATCTAACGATTGACGATGATGTAGAAGTGACTGGAACATTAGATGTAGATGGTAACACAACCTTAAATGGCAATGTAACATTAGGCGATGCAAACACAGATGTTATTACAGCAACAGGTAAGTTAAAAGCATCAAACGGATTTAAGAATACAGTATTAGATGTAAACACTGCAAACTATCTTGCTAACGTTCTTGGCATTGTAGAAACAGGAGATCAAGGTTACATCTCAGATGGCAACGCAGGTTCTCCTTGCATGGCATTCTATGACGGTTCAAACTGGAAGAAAATGCACTCACCAGCAGATAACATAAGTTCATCATAAGGGTAATTAAAATGCAAGAGTTAAAAAAGAATGTAGTAGAAATGAATGATACAGCAAATAAAAACAAGATGGATATTGAACTAATCAAGCATGATATCAAAAGTATCAGAAACGAAACTACTACACATAATAGACAAACTGAAAAAGACTTTGCATTAATACACAAGAAGATAGACAAGATAGACAACAGATTATGGGCAGTGGCTGCACTAATAATCGCAACAACATTCGGTAAATTACTTGCTGATTTGTTTATGACCTAACCAAGGGCAAATGGGAGATACTCAATGAGTGAGGAAAAGAAAAAAGTCGGAAGACCAAAGATAGAATTAGATGAAGAACTGCTATACAAGTTAGCAACTATTCATTGCACTATGAAAGAGATGGTTGATATTCTAGGTGTATCAGAAGACACACTAAAGAACAATTTTTCGGGGATTATCGACAAAGGGAAAGCAGAAGGTAAATCACGTTTGAGAAGAAAACAAATGGAAGTAGCACTAGAAGGCAATCCAACAATGTTGATATGGTTGGGCAAGTGTATGTTGCATCAAACAGAAACACCTATTGCAGAAGAAACAAACAAAGTTTTACCTTGGAGTGACGATTTTTAAATGCCGTTAAATAAAGCACAAGCAATTGTTGTTGCATCAGATGCACGATTTAAAGTATTCGTAGCTGGAAGACGAACAGGTAAGACAGCGTTAAGCATAAGAGAGTTGGCAAGATTTGCTAGTCAACCTAATAAGAAGATACTGTATGTAGCTCCTACATTTCAAATGTGTAGAGATATTATATGGAAAGACATAAGAGAACGTCTAGGTAAACTGAATTGGATTGCAAAGACAAATGAAAGTAGATTGGAAATTGAATTAGTGAACGGATCATTAATAGCATTAAAGTCAGGTAACGACCCAGATAACTTACGTGGTTCTGGTTACGACTTTGTGGTGTTTGATGAGTGCGCTGATCTTAAACAAGAAGTATGGACTGAAGTTGTCAGACCTGCACTATCTGCTCAAAAGCCACCAGGGTCAGCATTATTCTGTGGAACTCCTAAAGGCTTTAACTGGTTCAAAGAATTGTATGATCAAGGTAATACAGATGATGAACAATGGTTCTCACATCAAGCAACGACACTTGATGGTGGTAATGTGCCAGAGAAAGAAATAGAAGATGCAAAGAAAGACTTAGATAGTAGAACATTTGCACAAGAGTATCTAGCATCATTTGAGACATACAGTGGTATTATTGCATATAACTTCCACGATGAGAATGTAGTAACATACAAAGAAGAATTACCAGATATGCTACTAATCGGTATGGACTTTAACGTAGACCCAATGTCAGCAGTAGTAATGATTAAAACAAAGACTGGTCTACATGCAATAGACGAAATAAACATATACGGTTCGAATACAAACGAAATGTGTGACGAAATCAGAAACAGATTTCCTAAACAAAGAATAGTTGTATTTCCAGACCCTGCTGGTGCCCAACGTAAAACAAGTGCATCAGGCAAAACAGACATAAGCATTTTACAAAACGCTGGGTTCGCAGTCAAATATAGACCAAGACATCCAGCAGTAAAAGACAGAATCAACGCACTCAACTCAGTGTTAAAGAATACTGAAGGTCAGCGTAGATTCTTTATTGACCCTAAGTGTAAGCAATTCATTAAATCAATGAGACAACATGCTTACAAAGAAGGGACACAAATACCCGATAAAGGTTCGGGTTTCGACCACATCTTTGATGCTGGGACTTACTTGGTAGAATACGTATACCCAGTTAGAAAAGATTACAAACCCGACAACACGAAAACATTTGGAGTTTACTGATGGATTTAGAACACAGACATCCGCTTTATAAAGCAAACATTGATGATTGGCATTTCTTTAGTGCGAGTTATCACGGTGGTTCACAATACAGATCACCTTCCTTGGGTATGTTACGCAAGTATCTCTTTGAAGATGATGCTCCAGGTAACCAATACGCAAACAGATTAGAATTTACAGCAATGGACAATCTTGTCAAATTAACAATTGACACGTATCGTTCATATCTATTTAAAACAAAACCAGTTAGAACATTTGGTAATTTAGCCGAAGACTTGATGATTAATCGTTTCTTAACAGACTGTGATTTCAATGGTCAAGACTTAAACGACTTTATGAAAGAAGCAAACGACTTAGCAACAGTATACGGCAATGTATGGATACTAGTTACTAAAGGTGCAGTAGAAGGTGTTATCACACGTGAGCAAGAGATTTCCGCAGATGTAAGACCATATGCTAGAATATTTACACCAGAAAACGTTTGTGATTGGTCATATGAAAAGATGCCAAACGGTGCAGACGAATTAACAATGGTTAAAACTAAAGAATGGGTCTCAGAAGAAAAGACACGTTACATTGAGTGGACAAATGAATCATTCGTAACATACGTTCATAATAAAGAAACAGACACAGTAGAAGATTATGAAGAAACACCAAACGCAATCGGTAGAGTTCCTTTTGTTTGTTTACAAGCTAATCGTTCACAGTTCAAAGGTCTTGGTCATTCTGATATGGGTGACGTTGCTAAGATACAGCAATCAATCTTTAATCTATTGTCAGAAGCAGAACAAGGTATTCGTATCTCAAATCATCCAACACTAGTAAAGACAGAAGGCACTCAAGCACAAGCAGGTGCAGGCGCTGTTATTACAATGGACGAGAATACAGATGCACAACTTAAACCATACTTAATTGAACCTAATGGCACAAACATTCAAGCAATACGTGATATGATTGAAGTTCATGTGCAAGCATTCTTACGCTCTACACACTTAGGTGCTGTTATGGCTGAACGTGGGTTCTCTGCTAAGTCTGGTATCGCTCTACAAACAGAATTCGAAATGCTTAACACAAGACTAGGTGACAAAGCCGCTAAGATGGAACAAGCAGAGTGGAATGTATGGCAATTGTTTTGGCAATGGTCAGGACTAGATGCAGATCCAGAGTTCAATGTAGAATACAAGAAAACATTTGATCTACGTGACGAACATGCTGATGTTGCACTATACTCAAAAGCACTTGCTCTAGGTATTGACTCACCACAATATATCAAACAGATACAAAAGCAGATTGCTAAAGTTGTTATTACAGATGGTGATGCACTTGATGATATCATGAAAGAAATTAATGAAGGTTCAACAACACCTGAGTTTGGAGCAAATTTAGATGGCGACACAACAACAAATTGATACGCACGATTCTATAATTCAAGACTTAATTGATAGATTTGAAGATTATATAGAAGACGCTAGTAAAACATTAGAGAACAGAGTTGCCGACAGAGTTACGGCAACTTCTACACCTGAAGAACTACTAGAAACACGTATAACAATCAATCAAGATTTTAGTCAATTATTTGACACTGGTGTTCGTGATTTTATGGGTGAGTTTGATGCTACTGCTAGAGATGTTATCAGTTGGACACCAGGCGATGTTACACCAGAAGATCAAACAGTTGTTACAGAATTAAAGAAACAGTCATACAATCGTTTAACAGAAGTTGGTAGAACAACCAGAGAAAACATTCATACAGAGATTCTTATGGGTGCATTAGCTGGTGTTGCTGTTCAATCAATTGCTGAATCAGTTAGACATAAAGTTAGTGGTCTTATGATTACTACATCAGATATGGAGATAACAAGATTACAGAACAAAATAAAAAGATTGAAGGTAGCAAGCTCAAGCGCAAGCGAAGAGATAAACGATTTAATGAATCAGCTAAGAAGCAAGTTTCGAAACGTATCGGTGGGGGGAAGTTTAAGACAGAGTGCAAGTGCAGAGATGCATAATCTAGTGATGGACTTTGATGGTGTATTCATCAGACATCGTGGACAGCAAGCTGGTCTAGACAAATTTAAATACAGTGGTAGCATAATCAGAGATACTAGAAAATTCTGTGTAAGCAATCAAGGTGAAGTATTTACAGAAGAAGAAGCAAAGCAAAAGTGGGCAAATGAGTCATGGAGCGGTAAACGCACTGGTGATCCTTTTGTTGTTCGTGGTGGACATCGATGCAGACACTTTTGGGTTCCAGTGGAGTAGATAATGGCTTACAAAAAGAAAAAAAAGACAAAGAAATAGTGTAATTTATCGCTTTTAGAAAAAGCATAAATAAGTATATAATCCAAGATAATAGGAGTTTTAGGTATGACCGATATGACCGAAACAGCGGGTAATGATAATAGCGTAACAGATACTGGTGCTGTTACTCCAGAAGTTGAAATCCAGGAAGATCGCACTTTTACACAAGCAGACGTTGATAAGATCGTGCAAGCACGATTAGACAAACATAAACGCAAATATGATGGCATTGATGTGTCAGAGTATAAGAGTTTAAAAACTGCCGAAGAAGAGCGTGAAATTGAGGCGATGAAGAAACGTGAAGAGTTTGATGCTGTTCTTTCTCAACAGAAAGATAAGTTTTCAAGTGAAATCAACACACTTCGTCAAGAACTAACAAGTCTTAAAGTAGATGGCACACTGTTGTCAACAGCGTCAAATAGAAATGCTGTTAACCCAGAACAAGTTGCACAGTTACTTAAAGATAGAGTTGGTCTAGATGAAACTGGTCGCCCAGTAGTATATGACAAAGGTAATGTCGTATATGATCCTGACACCGCAGAACCAAAGACTTTGGAGTCACTTGTGAATGAATTTTTAGACAGTAATGCTCATTTTCTACGCAGTGGTCCATCAGGTGTCACTAGTTCAGGTGCCGCAGGTTCTGCACCGACAACTAAAGTAACTGACCTTTCGTCATTAGATATGACAAAGGCATCCGATAGAGAACTTTTCAGAAAGTTGAAGTCGGAGGGTAAAATTTAACTTAATGGAGTAAAGCAAAATGGCTTACAATACAGCATACGACCTAGAATCATTGATGGTCAACACAAAAGCGGCGACAGTATATACTGCGCACGAAAATTCACTATTCTTAGGTGGCGCACTAGTTCCATCTATTCAACTACCAGCAGGCTCAATCGTTGCACAAGTTCCAGTAATGGATAAAGCAACAGCAACAAAACTAACATCAGCAGATCCAGACGCAGTTGATGATTTTGCGGCACAAGCACTTACAGATACAAAAGTAACAATCGAAGCAAACATCTATGCATCACGTCAAGTATTACGTGATCTAGGCGGCATCGATCCAGCAGAAACAGGTCGTGTATTGGGTAACTCAATTCAAGCGGCATTTGATGCAGACGTAATCGCAGCAATGAACGGCTTCACAGCTTCAACATCAGACTCAGATCCAATGACAGTAGACGCACTATTTGATGCGGCTGCACAGATCCGTGGCATAGGCGAAACAGGCGCACTAATTGGTATCGTTTCTCCAGCAGAAGCGGCAAACCTAATGAAAAACGTAGGTTCAGCAGCATATGCAGGTGGTGACTTCCAAACTGAAGGTCTACGTAATGGCTTTATCGGCACAATGGCTGGTATCCGTATGTTCCAATCACATTACGTCACAGGTGCAAACAAAGGTTTCGTATTTGGTCAAGATGCAATGCGTATCGCAATGTTCAAAAATGTTGATCTAGAAATTCAACGCCGTGCAGCAGCAGTAGGTAATGACATCATTGCTAACTTACACGCAGGTGTTGGTGTTGTAGACGCAACACGTGGTGTAAAACTAGTAAACGTAGCACCGTAATAGTTTAACATACTTTGAGAGAGGGGATATTATCCCCTCTCTTTTACACATATTTCTAGGAGAACGCAATGGTTATGTCAACAGATGATGATCTAATAAAGTATCAGCCAGATATCTTAAACTATGGCATCGATGAATTTACTGATGAACATACAAAAGCACGTGAAGACGTTCTTCGTAAGTTACGTTCAGAGTGGTGGAATAAAGCAAAGACTTATAATTCATTCCCTGGTAATGGAAAATATGCTGAAATGGATGAGACTAAATTAACAGAAACACAGTTCACACGTGTTGCTGTTTTTCGTGTTCTTGCAGAATACGCTCTACCACAACTAACAAAATGGAATGCTACTGGTGATGAAGATAAGTTTCAAGTAATGATGAAACATTATCAAAATCGTTATAAAACAGAATTTGCAGAATTACTACTTGATGGTATTGAGTATGACTTTGATGCAGATGGCACAGTCCAAGATGATGAGCGTGGTTCTATTCATTCTACTAGATTGGTTAGATAATGAAGATTAAAATTCATACAAGAAACTTTAGAGCATACATCAGTAGCTTTAGAAGACGTATGAATCGAGCTATTCCAAAAGCTCTAAATAAGAGTGGTGAGAAAACTGTTCAAGCAATTCAAGAAAGAACTGCACGTGGACAAGGTCTCAAAGGAACATTCAAACGATATTCAAATGAGTATCTTGACTATAGACAAAAACAAGGACGTGGTAGCAAACCAGACTTAAACTTTTCAGGTCGTATGCTTTCAAATCTTGGTGTAGAACGTAAAAGTGGCAACAGTGTCAAAGTTAAGTTCTTTAGACAAGAAGAGAAAAAGAAAGCAATGCAGAACCAAAAGACTAGACCATTTATAGGTCTAAGGAATGACGAGTTAAGACATGTTACATCAGCGTTTAAAAGACAATTTGAGAGAGATATCTAATGAGCAAAACAAGTTATCGTGAGAATATCGCTAAAGACATAGCAAAGCAGATTAAGAGTATTAAGTCAGTTCGCTATGTAGACCGTGATGTTTTTGATCCAGATGAAATAAGTGATGCTCAGTTTCCAGCAGTTCTAGTTCAAAGTGGGTCTGAAACAAAGACAGACATTGCTATGGGTTACGACAGACAAGGCAATATCGAATATATCATAACAGCATTTGTTAAAGGTAAGTATATCGATACAGCAAGAAACAAAATATTAGACGAAATTGAAGAGAAATTATACGAGGATGTATCAAGAGATGGTTATGCTATCGATACACTTGTTACGGAAATAAACACTGATGAGGGTGTTTTATATCCACTAGGTGCGATACAAATTGTTGTTCGTGTCGAATACATTCACCAAAAGGGTGACTTAGATAAAGGCTAACAGGAGAAAACAATGGCAGTTATTACAGGAAAAGACGGTAGCGTAGCAGTGGGTTCATCAGGATCAGAAGTAAACGTTACAA